CAGCAGCACGTTCCTTGCCTTCGGGGAGATGACATATCCATTGTTGATACCATCATGATCAGCAATGTCTCCATCAGCTGCCACAAGCGCCTTGTACTCGCCATGGTTTGCCGCATCAAAAGACTGCGCAGTGCAAGCCGCAAGAGTGTCGAAATTAGATCCCGGAGCGGTGCCGTGGAATACAGTTGCATCAAACTTCTCAGCAAGAACACCCGGAAGTCTGCCGACCAGAGCGTTGTACAGCGCACCCTCATCGCGTCTGAACTCATTGGAGAACGGCACGATCACAGCCAGCTTGTATGCGGTCATGATCTTCTTGTCGAGGGTCGGAGTGCTGACCGGCTTCAGACCGGTTTCGGAAACCCACTCGGCGGTCGGATCGGACAGGATAACCGGGATCTCGATTCCCTTACCCGGAAGTGCAATCTGGCGCGCGAGCTGCATGACTGCGGATGCTTCCTGCGTCTTCTGGATGATCTCGGAAGATACGTCATACGGAAGCGGATAATTCGTTCTGTTTACCTGAACACCAGTAGGAGTAATAGCCATAATATTTACCTCACTTTGTTATTTCTGGACGCTTTTGAACCATTCGGAAAAACTGTTCTGCGGTGTGGCGCCCATCTTCTTAGTTACTTCGCCTGCGTCATTGATGACCGGATAGCCGGACGGCTGCGCGAATGCCTTGATCGCTTCTGCCTGTTCCTTGCAGGCCTCTTCGGTGTCTGCGGTCAGCAGTGATGCCGGGACTCCGGTCTCCTTAGCAACCTGATCGCGGATGCCGCGAACCTCGGCGGCTTTCTTCAAGGTGTTCAATTCTGATTCCAGAGCCGTCACCCTCTCGGTAGCCTTCTGAAGTTCTGACTTCTGCGCTTCTTCGGCGGCGTCAAACTTTTCCGCCTTTTCCTTGTATGCTTCGTAATCTGCATACTTGTTGCGCTCTCTCTGGAGACGGTCACGGACGATAGCATCCAGTTCCGTCTGGGTGAAAGTGCGCTCCGGCTCTGTCGCCGTGGTCGTGGTTGCTTCCTGATTCACAGTTTCATTCATGTTGTTTCCCTCCTATGGAGTAGTCATTCCGTGATAGCCTCACGTAGGCATGAAAAAAGCACCCTCATCAGGTGCTTGAATCATCTTTGTGCTGTTCAGCGTATTGGTCACGCCGCATGGCGTTCAACTTGTCTTTCCAATTGCCGCCCGGATCCGCATCGTAGTAGATGCGCTTGTACTTGTTCGGGTCGTAGCCAGCAACGCCCTCACGCGGATTGAACCGCACGATGTACTGACAGTCACAGTTGGCGTGAATGTGCGCCGCGTGGCTTTGGGCGTTCCAGTGCGTGCGCTCCCATCCTCTGGAAGCGAGCATCATGCAGAAGGCGCAGGTCTGTCCGACCGGAACAAAAGCCATCTCGGCGCGGTCTCTGGCGGCGTTCTGCTGTATCGTGTCTGCCCCTGCCTGCTTCACAAGCCTACTGACAGCGTTCGCGACCTTGCCATCACCCTCATTTAGCGCACCCTGCACCGCGCCCCATGTTTCGTCATGAGTCGCAACCGGCGCAGGAATAGCAGGCGGCACTTTCGCGCCTTGCTCTTCCGCCAAATAGTCGTACAGAAGGCACGCGAGCGAGCTGGAGCCCTCGCCGTACTTTGTAGCGAGGTATTCCGCGTGGGCAACAAGCGCAGACATGTTGTCGAACCCGAATCGGTCGATATACTTCTGCATCTCGGTCGCCGCCGTGGCGTTCAGCTCATGCATCCGCCGAACGTATTCCATGAAAGTCGTTTCATTAAGCATTCGCGTTCATCTCCGCTAGAACGTTCAGACCACGCGCTCGCTGTTCCTGGGCGCGGATGCGACGGATGTCAGCCTGATCGAATCCGATCATTTCGAGGAACGTGTCTGTTTCGGCGAATCCCTGGCGCGCCGCCGCAATCTTGACCGCCGCGTCTGCCGTCATGGACACGGAAGGCATCGCCGGGTTTTTGAAGTGGGCCACAACGTTGCGCTCATCGTCCGTCAGGTCTTCAATACGAACATTCCGAAGAATCGCCTGCGCCATAAGAGCGATCTGTTTCAGGCTATCGCCATTCGACTCGTTCAACTGTTCCGCCATGAGCACCAGCGTCTGGGCCTGCGCCATGATCGCGTCACTAGATGACGGGTTCGCGTCATTTACGACCCCGGTATCCGTGACGGACAGTCCGGTCGCCGCCGAAAACTGCGTCGCAAGCAGCCGAATCATTTCTACGTGCGGGCCGATGTTCCCCTGCTGCAGCTGACCGAATGATGGCTTGTCTCCGGTCTCCGGGTTTGTGGTCGCCGTCAGGATCGAGCCGACATACTGCCGGAACTTGTCCGAGACAACGGCATCATACTGTTCATCCGTGACACCAAGCAGATACTTCTGGGGACTGGTAGCGAACTCTAGCCCGATCGTGGCGTTCGCGATCGTCCGGACGTAACCCTTGATGAGTTCCCGGATTGGCTTCTTCAGCCTAGACCGCCCGAAAGGCTTTGCGGGGGTGGCGTTCCAGATCATCGGCTCCATCAGAGGTCTGCCCATCTTGTGCGGTTTACGTTCGACCGTCCAATTGTTGCCAATAAGCCGTAGAATCAGTACAGCCTCGCTTGTATCGAACCGCATGACAGCCGGGCGATAGTCCCATTCGAGTGATTCGTCTTTCACGGCATCGAGGATTGACAGACCGCAGTCAATACGGCCCGCTTCACCATCCCACAGTGCGCAGGCAGTTACCGGTGAATGGAACCGGATGCGCACGCCGATAGCCGGATCCGCCGAAAGCGTGGCGAACGTACAGCCATACTTCAGCTCATCCTTGCAGGCCTTCGCATACTCCGAAAGCAAGCGATTGCTCACCATAATCCGGTGCATGGTTTCGGCATCTTCGCCGTTCACGCCCACGAAGCCGTCGAACATCGACCTCGACGCCAGGACATCGACAGTTTTCGAGCCCCATTCGCAACCGATTTCGAGCTTCCGCAGGCCATCCGGGAGCGCAATGCCGAGGTTCACTTCTCCGAGGGTCACGTTCCCCTCATAGAATTTGTTCTTTTCGGCGTTCTTCCAGATGTGGGCGTTGTAGACGTCAATCAGGTCTGAGAGTTTCGCTCTCTCCTGCTCGGTCAATCCCGGCGCACCGCATATGGATTTAGTCAACGTATTATTCATCATCCTATCCTCATTTTTCGGGACGGATCCCTCTTACTTGTCTTAGCTCCCCACAGTGCCAACGCCGCCGCCTCGATCGGAGCGGAATCGTCACCGCCGAAGCCCCAACCCTTACCGATCGGACGCTTAATCGATGACAATGCGCTATTCCTTAGGTCTTCCTGCGGTGCGTACCAGGTAAACGACTTTTCCGACAAGCCGTCCATCAGCACGCTGACCGCCGCGACCATGTCATTCGCGGAAGCCTTAACAATGCAGCCCTTGTATTTCCACGTGTCGGCTATGCGGTCAATCAGCACGTCGACACCGTTCCGCCCATCGATCACCACGCAAGAGGCGTTCTTATATCTCGGGATCAGCCAGTCGGCTAACCATTTCGTTCCGTATCCTGCTGGCTTGCGGTCAATCAACGAGATCCGCGCCGGGCCGTCCTTCGGGATCACCGCACCGCACAGCACGGCCTCGGAACCATCTGCCGCAAACTTCACCGCATACGCCGTTTTTCCTTCCGGCTTCGGGCTCATGCTCGCGCACAGGTTCCATGTGTCGGCATCGATTGCCGTTTCAATCGTCTGAGTGATTACGGGGCTCCACCAGCCAAGACGCTCGCGGGCAAACGTGTCAGGATCCATCTGTTCGCACTCGGATTCAATCGTGGACAACAGGATCCTCCGACCGAGTGCAGGGTTGCACGCCGCCCAGCGTTCTCGTTCACTCACATTTCCGATATCATCAACACTAAACTCGAACCACGATGTTCGCGAGGTCTCGCCGTCCAGTGCCTTCTTGCGTATCCCACGGAAGACGATGCCTGGCGCCGTCGGGTCTGGCGGAGTGCCGGTGTATATCGTCTGGGGGTTGAGGCTTGCCGAAATTGCCGGAAGGAACGAAGCCTGTGCATTTTCATCAATCTCTTGCGCCTCATCGATAATCAGTAGATCTCCATGCTGACCGCGCCCACCGTTTCGAGTACGTGCTAAGAATTTTATCCTGGCACCGTTCTTCAGTATGATCTGTTCGCGTCCGAGTGCCGTCTTGACTTCCTTGACGTGCTTGATGATCTTCGGATGCTCGAAAAACTCTCGCAATTCTTCAAACGTCTCGGTTGCCGTCTTCTGCAAGTGCGCGGTGTAGATCACTTCCTCTCCGTACAACAGCATACCTGCCGCCGCCCGACTCTGTAACAACAGCGTCTTTCCGTTCTGGCGCGGAACGCTACCGCCGCAGGTTGTACTCGCCCATCTCCCGGATGCGGTCATGCCGAGCCAATCATCCAGAATGTCGATTTGCCATGGATCCAACGTCAAGCCGCCGACCCGGAGCAGTTTGGCGGCCTTCATGCCGTCACTCTTCAGGTAGTTCGGCGCGATCCTCGCTGTCGGCTCCTGACAGCCCATTAATAATGTCGCTGATTTCGTCTGACTCATCTACGCTCTCGATCTCTTCTATCTCCCGGATTGTCTCCCGGTACTGTCTGGCAAGCGATGCAAGCGACTGCGACTCGCAGACATCCATCGCCACTCTCAGTTTCGCCTCCAGTGCTTTCAGTTTCTCTAATCTGGTCATCATCCCATCGGCAAGCCTGCCGCTCCTATCGCTTTCAACAGCTCATTCCGCTCATAGTTCTTCTTTGCACTTTCCTTGTCTTCCGGATACACATTGGCAATCGCCACGAACGATGCCTCATGCACCCTGACACCGTAATTCCCGTCCGCTGCACCTGCCACAGCCTCGCCTGCTGCCTGCAGCTGCGCCTGCACACCTGGCGATTTCATCACCGCATTCAGCCCTGCAAGATTCAGTTCAAACTTCACTTTTCCCATCTCAGAAATCCTTTGCGTGTAAATTGGCGCT